GATATGGGCAGCTACCCGAAGAACCCTACGAAGGTGCTACCGTACTGGAAGCACAAAAGGGTGCGTACTATACACCGATCACCGCACTCGATTTCGAAGCCCTGTATCCATCCATCATGATGGCACACAATTTATGTTATTCCTCGTATGTCATGAACGAGAAGGAGTATGGAAATATTCCGGGAGTGGAATACGAAACGTTTAAGATTGGTGATCGAACATACAAGTTTGCGCAAGATGTCCCGAGTCTATTGCCCGCCATTCTTCTAGAACTTAAACAGTTTCGTAAAAAAGCGAAGAAGGATATGGCTGCCGCGACGGGGTCGATGAAAGAAGTGTACAATGGTAAGCAGTTGGCATACAAGATTTCCATGAACTCTGTGTACGGATTTACGGGTGCTGGTAAAGGTATTCTCCCCTGTGTACCCATCGCTTCAACAACGACGTATAGAGGTCGTGCGATGATTGAAGAGACAAAGGCGTATGTTGAGACGAACTTCCCGGGCGCAAAAGTGAGATATGGGGACACGGATTCGGTCATGGTCGAGTTTGACGTGGGGGGGCGCACCGGTGAAGAGGCGGTTAAATATAGCTGGGAGATAGGGGAACGCGCAGCGGAAGAGTGTAGCGCATTATTCAAGAAACCGAATAATCTAGAACTTGAGAAGGTGTACTGGCCGTACTTTCTATATTCAAAGAAACGGTACGCCGCGAAACTTTGGACAAAAGGGAAGGATGACCAAATGCACATGGATTATATAGATGTAAAAGGTCTCCAACTCGTTCGCAGAGATAATACACCCCATATGAGAGAAGTGTGTAAAGAATTGCTCGATGTTGTATTGACTTCGAGTGATACCGGACCACCCAAGGAACTCGCGAAGGAGCGTGCGATTGAACTCCTTTCTGGAGACGTACCACACGATAAGCTCATATTGAGTCAGGGTCTCTCGGATAGTTACAAGGTGAATGGAAGGTCGGTGTCTATAACGAGTTCCGAGAGTTGTAATATCAATCAGGCGCATGTACAGGTTGTGAACAAGATGCGAGAACGGAAACCCGGATCCGAACCACAATCTGGTGATCGTGTACCATATCTTTTGACAAATACCGGTGATCCTAAAGCGAGGGCATTTGAAAAGTCTGAAGATCCGGTGTATGTAAAGGAAAACAATATCCCGGTAGATTATAAATATTATTTCATAAATAAGTTTCTGAACCCTGTGTGTGACCTACTGGATCCGTTATTCGAGAATACAAAACAAGAAATTTTCGGTGAACTTATCAATCAGTGTAAACCACCACCAAAAAAACGTGAACCAGCATTGAGTACAATGAAAAAAACTGATCTTGTGGAAGAATGTAAAAAGCTTGGACTTGATTCTGATGGAATTATTTCGGAATTGAAAAATCGAATAAAAAATGCGAGAATAAAACATGAAGAAAGTGTTGAAGACTTATTTAAACAATACGAGCTAGAACAAAGTAAGTAAATATGAGTTTCCGTAATAGAATCGTAGATGTATTTGAAGAAGAGTTGGAGGCACGTATTGATATTATGATGTCTTCCTATGCAGAAATAATAGCAAAAAAATATCAAATTAAATTAGCTTCATTATTGAGAGATATCCCAGTATTGTCATCGAATCCCGTATGTAAAGGTACCAAACCAGATGGTTCAAGATGTACATTTAAATCTAACCCTGGGGGATATTGTGGTAAACACCAAAAGCAAGGTGATAAAATCAAACAACGAACACACGAAAGTATCGATGGACATAATCATGGGCCAGGTCTTAGGAATGTAATTGGTTGCCCAGGTTGTGAAAAATCTGCATCATCGAAGGGACTTATAGATTTGGATTCTATTATTCATAATGAGTAAAACAGATATTCTACTAACATCAATAAACCATTTTTACAGCGAAGAATTAAATAGATCCAAGTTAATGAATATACTAGACAAGACCAGTGGCATATCCTTGAGAAACCTCGAATGGTTTATTACAAATTACGCCAAGAAAAATCACACATCCTACAAAACGACCGACGGTAAGATCTTTACCGTACACTACGCATATAAATCAAGTTTAGATGGGTACAGTAAGAAACTTTTTGATCCATTTTGTAGATCTGAAAAGTTCCCATATACCGTACCCGGTACATCTCATGAAATTCATACAACTTTGGCACAGTTGAATTTCATCAAATGGTGTATCAAGAATAAGATTATCGATTATATCAAGGATAATAAGACATCACTTTTTAATAAATAATTCCCCATAGTTCCACAGTACCCGGAACTATCGAGAAATTAAAATAGTATTTCCCCTACACCATCCTTAATACGAAGAATGTTATAGCTTTTAGCAATTATAGTTATATCCTTTTCTACATGAACGATATGACTTGCGTTACTATTTAGAAGTTCGTTATATATACTATACAATCCGTATGAACCATCACTAGACAATGTCATTTGCATGGTAGCGTCTTTGATCATGGTAAAATTAAGATCACCCGATGGTTCTATATTATCTGGGCGTAAAGCGAAACTGTACATAGTTAAATTATTTTCGATTGGTGTTTGTTTATGATAAACATTAGGTATACACGCAGATAGAAATTGATGAGAACCCGTCGTTTCATCCAAAATTGGTATTCCATCACATGTTAAGGTTACGTGTTTTTGACGCATGTATATACACGGAACCGGTTTTTGTAATATCTTGGTTCCTACAAAAATCTCGTCCAATGCGGATGAGCCATAAGATGTAATATCTGAACCCGCTATTGTATTTAAAATGGTTATTTCACCAGAGGTCAATACTTTGGGTTTTTTTTTAGCTATAAAATAGAGCTCTTTGACACAATTTTTTAAATCTAAGCGATAACTTTGACTTTTTATCCCACGTTCCATAGTAAATGTGTTATGTTGATTCTGTTCAATTAAAATATTTTTACACATGGATCTTAATTTAACTCGTTCAGATGTATCTAAATGTATAACATCCATATTAAGTTTAAAGTTTGAAAGTGGTATATTTTCCGTTTTATGGTCGTTTTGGTAGCTCCAATCGTCAAATTGGCCGCTGCCGACCGACCTGAGTGGAAATATAACTTCTCTACCATGTCGAAGTTTGACCCGAATCTTGAGTTCCTGAAACTGTATAGAACATAAGGGGAAACCATGTTTTGGGCGATCATGAAAATAAAATGGAAGGTCTACGATATAATTATTAAATACTGTATTTAAAGTATAAGAACCACCTGAATGTTTAAATTCATTTGTACGCATAGACTGTCCATTTACCCAATATGATAAACCATGATTAAGTTTCACTCCTTGTATACAATCATTGGTTGAAGCATAAGTAGATGGCGCGCGTGTGACATTATAAATATTTATATCATCCGATGTGATTCTATCTAGTAATTGATCACCTATATAAAGATCTATATACTCAAATATACTTATACCAAATTGGTCCACTAATAGGTTTCCCTCAGTACTAGTATTGTATTCACTTAAATTTTCTGGAATACTAAAACTAATAGATAGTCTATTTAAGATATCACCACTATTAGCTGGTATAGTAAATTCTATATGATCCCCTGTCTGTACGTCTTTTTCGTTGTCCGGTTTGAGCTTAACAGTTTCTTTCGCAAAATGTCTGTGTTTAGGAAAGAAATTATTGAAATAAGTAAAGTCCGGTTCACCAACTAATTGCTCCGTTATGAAACCACTTGCGGCAATTTGAACTTTACCAGCCATTATATTATTTACATATTAAAATTTTAAGCCAGCTAACCCACTCGAGTAATGTAAAATATTGTAACTCTCAGCATATACCTGACATTTATTTATATCAGACAGAGTTGAAAAAGGTAGATTAGTGTCATCTGTGATAAGCCCAAATCTTGATATATTCTCGTGGTGTGGTAACGTTATTTCAAACTCCTGATTTATAATTCTGCTAAAATTTACATGGCCAGATGGTTCTTTCTCTAGGGGATACAACGCAAATGAGTGACTACCAATTTCCTTTTTTTCCTGTAAAAGATGTACTCCGGACATTGTATTCATTTTAGAATTGTAGTATATAAGTCTTTCTGGTCCATCGTCAAATACAATTTGATTATTAAATAAAAGTTTTGCATTAGAAAATCGTATATTCGTCATAAAGTTAGCATTTGCGATTGGTGTACGTCCGAAAATATTATCACTTGTACAATTTAATGGGTATCCAGGGAACCCTTGATTGAGGGCCTGTAGGCGCTGTTGTTCAGCGAACTGTTCCACACCATGCGCGATGAACGCTTGCTGACTTTTTGGACCAACGAAAAAATAGAGTGTTTTAACCGGATGCTTAAAATTGAGTTGAACTCTTTTCGTTTCTCCTTTTGGAACATCAAATCGTTTTAATTGTAATTGTGTAATAATCTGTTCTATAGGTCGACTCTTTAAATATTGTAACTCATTCCTATCTAAATACGCATACTGAGTTAAAATGGACGCATTCGATATAAATACGTCTTTACCTACCAATTCGTCTATAAAATTTATTCTCTCTTGGAGATTGTAACATTCTTGGGGAATAAACCCATACGCAGTTGTAAGCCCATTGAAAAAATTTATCATTTCTTGATTTGCACCGACCAATCGTATTACATCTGATAATTTTCTGAATTTAATTTTAACATTACAATCCCCTTTAGTGAGTTTACACGCGAGTATCGCCGATTTTAAATTATCATTGAAATAAAATGGTATAGTTATATATTGGGGTGGTAGGTTTGGTTCAGTTGCATAATCGCGCCCAGCTTCCAATTCAGCACGAACAAAATTAGATGACTCCTTATTTGATTCATTTAAAGTTTTTTCGTACTGTATTGTCTGGCATGCATCAATCCAGTCAGAAGGGAGTCTTTGTATATGCATACCACCCATGAATAAATCTATATATTCAATTAGATGAATGGCGGGATTATGAAGAGCCCAGAATTCCGCGAGTGTGTATCTTAATTGCTCCCCGGCCTGGTTTTGACGGAAATTGATTTGATAACGGAGTGTCATTTTTGTAATGAGATCCCCCGCACCCAATGGAATAACACATATAGCTTCTCTATCATATTCTGCACCACTGAGAGGAAGTTCAATTGTATCAAATGCAAATTTAGAATGTTTATTTAACGAGAATAGAAAATGTGACTGTGTTGGAGTTCCATTTATCCATTCATTTTGCAGGCCTCTAGTAGCTATTTGTAATCTACCTGACATACTTAATTTATACATTTATTTTTTAACCATTAAAAGATACGTTTCCATCTTCGAATCGTAACACATTATAACCCGTATAATATAGATACATGGTTAAATCGTCCATCGATTCATGTCCTCTTTGTCGATTTTGTATTGTCCGTTGATCGATTTCTATATGCAGTTGTGTTTTGTCAGAATTTAATTGTGAAAAGTCTAGAAACCCTGAAGGTTGTGTACTTTTTGGATATACAGCAAAATTATAAGAAAATATATCATTTAATTTTAAATCTTTTATCAAAGTTCTTTGTAATCCGCCACTATTGGTTAAAGAGGTATTTTGGAGTGCATAATAACCCTGTAAAGTTGGTGATAGACCACTTTCAGATAGTTTTGTTGTATAAGGTATGATTCGTTTAAAATATTCGACATCCATTTTTGTTGCTCGTGGAAATCTATCACCATCTAGTGTAAAATACGCACGGTCTAGTACAGTTAGAGTGTTAATAAAATCAAGTGGCTGAGGATCGGGGCCCTCCTTGGGCACAGCCGTTTTAAAAAACATCCTATTCTCTACCAAAAGTTTATCATAATTTCCTTCGGTTTCGAAAAATTTTGGTCTAAAAAACCAATGAAACATCTTTACAGGTATAGTTGGTTCTAAATTTATACTAAATGTTTTATCATTATGTACATTTATATCTCTAGAACTATGCTTTTTAATAAATTCGGTAGTTATTTCTATAGGCTTCGTTTTGTAATACAAGCGTTCTTCTTTAGATAGTGTAACTTCTTCTGTAACAATTTGAAAATTGTTAATCATTTTCGATGGTAAAATTATATTGTTTGTAAGATTTGTGTATATAAAATAACTAGGTTTATGAAAATCAATCTCAAATTGGATTTTTTGTTTATATATACTACATAAGGGAAATGTAGGCTTATTTTGTTTATTTTCGTAATATGCGTCTCCACCGTAATTTTGGGCAAAAAAGAATGGTATTTGAATAAAAATATTAGTTTGTGCATCTGGATCAATATTCCTTGTATCGTCAATCCTAGCGGTCTGGCCATAACCTGGTACTATCGGGGGTAACACGTCAGTTCTATTTAGGTTAAACTGTGCATTTAATGCTAGTTTTTGATCATAATTTTTATATAAGTTATCAAAAATTACCATCATTTCCGTGTCTATTTCTTGTAAA